TGCAGCCCGACTCGATACCCAGGATGGCTGCTTTTATATCAATTATTAGACCGGGCAAAGCACACTTGCAAAGGAAGCCCTGGTCAGAAGTGTTTGCTAGTGTATGGGATGGGGATGAATCGCGTGGGTATACGTTCAAGAAGAGTCACGCAATTTCCTATGCAGCCTTGGTGGCCTTACATATGAACTTGCTCAATCAAGTCGACGAACAAGTGTGATTGATTTGCGCTTGCTCTTTTTGCGAGCAATATCTATTAGACTGCAAACAGGACCGTGCAAGATTTCAAGATCTTTGTTGGAAAATGTGCGCAGTGTAAATTTAAACTGATCCCACTCCCCACGCAAGAATATGTTGATGGGTATGCTACGATTGCTTTCCCACCACCAGGTATTGGCCAGTTCCAAGAACTCCAGTTTATCTTGTTGTGAGAGCACAGCACCAAAGTCGTAGATGGTTGTGACAGCATCGTCCCGGTTTTGTACCACGCCCACATACTCTTGACTGGCGTACACGCACAGAGTTATAAAGGGATATTTTTCCGCCAGTTTTTCAAAGATGTTATTACCCATAAATACGTTTTGAGGATCCTATGTATTCAACCACCATTTACTTATATCAACAAATCATTCGGGTATTATTGATTGACACCAGTGGTGGATACTTTACTGCGAGGTATGACCCAGTGTATGCAAAAACTTTAACTGTTAACAAAGGCGTGGACAACGTGCTGTTGTTTGAGTTCATCAACCAAGATGAAAAACCTGTGAATATTACAGGCAGCAACTTTAAATTTAGACTGCTAAACCAAGCAGGTGACAGATTGTTGATCGAAAAAGACATGATTGTACTTAGCGCCGCTTTGGGCCGAGTCAAAGTTGTGCTGGACACAGCTGATACCATCAATATTCTTGCACAACCCGGCAGCTACAGCATACAACGCACAGCCGGCAACTATGTGCAGGCAGCATTTACAGATGCCAACTCAGGTGCCAGAGCTGACTGCAACATTGTGGACAGCATATTGCCCGAATTCATGGCCAGTCAGCCTGTGACAATTCCCACAATTTATGGTAAAAACTCCTGGCCACAACCCGGTCCGCAATCATGGCCTGACTGGGCACTGCAACCACAACCACAGTCTCGCAACTACTTGACCGAATACTATTCCAGCGAAATCAACACCACTGGTTCTAGTCTTACCACCATCAAGTATGACCTAGTGCATTACACAGGCACAGTCAAAGTACAGGCTGCACAAGACTATGAAAGCATTTGGATGGATGTTACAGAAAGCCGCGAATACTTTGATGAAACCAGCACTCAGTATATCAATGTGGTAGGGTTTCATCCTCTGCTGAGATTGGGATTGAACAACAGTCAAGGCTATGGTGCCAGTGCAACTGCCACTGTAGTTGACGGGGTAGTCACCGGCGTGTCAATTACCAATGCAGGCCTAGGATACATGGCTGCACCTTGTGTGCAATTGTTGGGCAATGGCGCCGGAGCCACAGCCATTGCCGCACCATTTGTAGGCCCCAGTGGCATTGGTGCAATAACAGTGACCAATGGTGGATCCGGATACTTGCCTTTGAATTTTGGCGGCACCGAAGCACAAGCTGTGACAGTGCTGATCACAACTGGCTACGTTACCAATATCTTTTATCGTTAAGCATTGCATTTGCATGACAAATCTGTTAAACTGTACAGATGCTTAACATCCTTGCTTACTTACCTGTAAAAAAGAAACCCACACCCTCAGGTTGGTTGAGTTTCAATGCAGTGTGCTGTCAGCACACAGGTGGCACACAGGATCGACGTGGACGTGGCGGACTCAAAGCCACTGATCAGGGCTGGAGTTATCATTGTTTCAATTGCTCATACACAGCCAGTTTTATTCTGGGCCGTACCGTAAGTTATAAAGCCCGAAAGCTTTTGGGATGGTTGGGGGTGCCAGAAACAGAAATAGAGATGCTGAATTTGGAAAGTCTGCGGCATCGAAGCATACATGGAATCATACAAGATCGACAACAAACATGGAATACCCTAGCAGGCATCACATTTGAAGAAAGAGACTTGCCACCATATGCTGAATTACTAACACCTGAGCATGAACCATATTGGGAATATATGCGTGGCAGACATGTGCCCAAAGACTTTCCTGCCATGGTACAGATAGAAAATGACGGCGTTCATTGGATTCGGCCACATGTGGTCATACCTTTCACACACGATGACAAGATTGTGGGATACACCTGTAGATTCTTAGACAACCGCCAGCCCAAGTTCATCAGCGACAGTCAGCCAGGCTATGTGTTTGGTGTAGATTTACAGCCAGCAGATTGGCAACATGTGATTGTGACAGAAGGCATATTCGATGCGCTCAGCATAGGTGGTGTGGCAGTGATGCACAACACCATAAGTGATGCACAAGCAAGACTGATACGCAGTTTAGGAAAAGAGATCACAGTGGTGCCGGACCAAGACCGTGCAGGCGTTGAACTCGTTGACCGTGCTGTGGAACTGGGATGGGCAGTGAGCGTACCAGAATGGCCTGCAGGCTGCAAAGACGTCAACGATGCAGTGATTAAGTTGGGACGACTGGGTGCCTTGCTAACTATAATGCAATCAAGAGAGACCAGTAGAATCAAAATTGAGTTAAGGAAGAAAGCACTTGTTAAAAGATTACAGCACTGACGTGCAACGATTATTTTTAGAAATGATGTTGGAAGATGCACAGAGCTATGTGCGTGTGCAGAACATCTACAATCCTCAAAACTTTGACAAGAGTCTACGACCCGCGGCCGAGTTTATCAAAGAACATTCAGACAAACACAAAACCTTGCCTGACCGCACACAGATTAGTGCCACCACAGGCATCAAATTACAAGCAGTACCTGATCTAAATGAAGGTCACTTTGACTGGTTCATGGGTGAGTTTGAAAGTTTTACCAAGCGCCAAGAACTGGAACGTGCTATTCTCAAAGCCGCAGACATGCTGGAAAAGGGTGACTTTGAGCCAGTGGAGAAGCTGATCAAAGACGCAGTACAGATAAGTTTGACCAAGGACATGGGCACAGACTACTTCAGTGATCCCAAGGCACGTATTGAAAAGTATTTCAACTCAGGCGGGCAAGTGTCAACAGGTTGGCCGCAACTGGACAGATTATTGTATGGTGGTTTCAGTCGTGGTGAACTCAACATCTTTGCCGGTGGATCGGGTTCAGGCAAGTCACTAGTAATGATGAACATTGCCTTGAACTGGTTACAACAAGGACTCAGTGGTGTGTACATCACCCTGGAACTGAGTGAAGAACTAACGTCATTGCGAACAGATGCCATGCTGACCAACATGAGCACCAAGGACATTCGCAAAGACATAGACACAACAGAACTCAAGGTCAAACTGGTGGCCAAAAAGTCCGGCAACTATCAGGTCAAAGGCTTGCCAGCACAGAGCAATATCAACGACATACGTGCATACTTGAAAGAGTATCAGATACAAACAGGCAAGCGTGTGGACTTTGTGATGATTGACTATCTGGACTTGCTGATGCCGGTGAGTGCAAAAGTATCACCCAATGACTTGTTTGTGAAGGACAAGTATGTGAGTGAAGAACTGCGTAACTTGGCCAAAGAATTGGGATTTTTGATGGTAACTGCGTCACAGTTGAATCGATCAGCTGTGGAAGAGATTGAATTTGATCACAGTCATATATCAGGTGGTATATCTAAAATCAACACAGCGGATAATGTGTTTGGTATCTTCACAAGTCGCGCCATGAAAGAGCGTGGCAAGTATCAGATACAGTGTATGAAGTCTCGAAGCTCGACCGGCGTTGGTCAAAAAATTGATTTGGAGTACAACATTGAAACAATGCGCATTACTGATGAAGGCGGAGAAGATGGAGACACATATTCAAAGAAACCATCTTCTTCAATCATGGACTCAATCAAGGCCCGCAGTCAAGTTAGCTCGGCTGGAGATGAAAAAGACACACCTCCATGGGACAGTGCGGAACCAGCCGCAAAAGTCACAGCAGACGTTCAAAGTGCAAAACTAAAGCAGCTATTAGGAAAGATCAAAACTGGATGATGAAACAAAGTGCAATAGACCATGCGGTAATGCTACGACCAGATTTGTATAGCATTAAAAATTTGTTTGAACCAGATGCATTAAGCGAATTGTTAAACAAATTAAACGTAGAAACCAATTGGCAACTTCAAGAAAATCAAGAATTCCTTCCTCGACGAACTTTGTCCTGGCTTACTGACGGAGTATTAGACGAAGTATGGTGCATGCTAAACACACTTGATTTTTCAAGATTTAAATTGAAATTTCTCAATGTCTCTATATGGAAAGACCTTCCAGGGTATTGTATTAGTCCACACACAGATAATGACAGAATAAAAGCAGCCATGCAAATATATCTAAACGATTTGCCCAAAGAACTTGGTACGTGGTTTGAAGAAACAGAAATACCATATGGTCAGAATTCTGGGTATATCATGAACAATCAATATCGGCCAAAACATGGAATGAAACATCCAGTTCCTGATGGGGTTGTTCGATATAGTCTCTATGCAAAATTTGATTATGTATAATATACAAGATATTGTCCACCTACATTTAGAAATTTCCAGCAAATGCAATGCTGAATGCCCGTTGTGTCCACGAAATTTTTACGGATATCCCTACAATGATGGATACATTGAGCACAACATGAGTTTATCAGAAGCTCAACATATTTTTCAACCAAAATTTTTAAAACAGTTAACCGAGATAGATATTAATGGCAATTTTGGTGATTCTGTAATGAATCCCGACACTGTTGAGATCATTAAGTATTTTAGTGAATATTCATCTGCAACAATTTTCATGAGTACTAATGCTGGTGCCAGAGATAAAGAATACTGGCAAAGTCTAGCACAATTAGATGTGCAGGTAACTTTTTGTATTGATGGTCTTGAGGATACTCATCATCTATACAGAAAAAACACCCAGTACTCTACGGTGATAAAAAATGCAAAAACTTTTATTGCCGCTGGCGGTCATGCTACATGGAAAATGATCAAGTTTGATCATAATCAACATGAATTTGAATCAGCTGAAAAATTAAGTCAACAGCTAGGGTTTCAAGCATTTGGAATTGCTGATAATGGACGCAATCAAGCGCCAGTATTTGACAAACAACAAAAATTAACACACGTGATTGGTCAACCGGTCAATGTGAATTTTGATAGGTTGTGGCGCTCACGCACCACAGATGAAGTTTTATTGGAAGACATTGTACAGCATCGTAATCCAAAACCAATACAATGTCAAGTAAAAAACGATCGATCGTTGTATGTATGCAGTACTGGGGATGTTTATCCTTGTTGTTTTTTAGGATTTAATCCTAAGTCCTACGGCCACGGAAACTATCATGCTGCCGCTAATGCACAATTTAAACATATGGTTCAAGAAAACAATGCATTGAAGCACAGCTTAGAACATTGTATCAATTGGTTTGATGGTATTGTGCAATCATGGAATCAGCCCACATTTGAACAAGGTAGGCTGGTAATCTGTAATGACAATTGTGGATGTGATTAAGACGCTGTGGTCACAGCAGCCCAACCGGTGGTACCATTGGTGTTGACATACATGCGATTGTTAGTTGTGGTTCCATCTGTACGCAGATACAAACTTCCTTGTGCTGCACTCAATGTTGGCGCACCAGATCCAAAGAACACGCCAAGATTGGCAACACTGGAAAATTTGTAGCCAGCACCAGCAGTTCCGCCAGCAGGTACAGCAGTTCCAGATAGTATTGTGGCCGCACCTACAGCAGATACCACCGCACCAGATAACACGTTGCCACCGGTGATGTTGCCCGACACTGATACTGTGGTACCTGTGTGTGTGACGGCATTAACGTTGGCTCCACCTAGTACGTTGCCACCCGTGATGTTGCCTGTGGCAGATATCACACCTGGTGTACGTAGATTGCCACCGTTGATATTACCGGTTACATTAAAAACAGACACCACATTTGAACTCAGACTCAGTCCAGCAGCATTCAAGTTACCAGCAACAACATTTCCTGTGGCAGTGACATTGCCCACAGAAATATCAGTCAGTGTGACATTGCCAAAAATGTCTCCACTAACAGATAAATTTCCCAACATGGTCACATCATTGGTGTAATAACTTAGCGGACGATTCAAATCAAATATGGTGATATTACTACCGCCAGTGGTGGTCAAAAACCCAAATTCGTATGTGCCAGCTTGGGCAAATGTAATTACATTGCTGGAAAAACCTTGAATGCCAGTGACACCGTTGCTGACCGCCAAGGGCAGGGCCATGGTGCGCCCAGCTTGATCCACTGTGATTTGAGTGCGTACCATGCCTGCTGTGCCTGCTGTGGGCCATGTGTTGGAATCAAATCCCAGGCTGATGTTGCCGGCCATGTAGATGCTTTGATAATGTCCTGCATTGCAATCTATGTTGATGGTGCCTGAAGTGTTGGCAATGGCCACTGTGGTGCCAGAAAACCCGCGTATTTGCGCATTGTACATCACATTGTTGGCCAAGTTGTTGTCCAGGGTAGTACCAGTCAGCGCGGCTTTCAACAGCACTTTGCTCTGCAGGTCGGTAATTTCTTCGGCTGCGTATTGAAAATTTGTTCGGGTGTTGGTAAAATTATCACGCATGCCTTGAGTGTTGTTGCTCACGCCTGCAATGGGGTAATTTCCGTCGATGTCAGTGGGGTTGATCTGGCTGGTCATACTGGTTCCTTGTGTTAGATATTTATTGTAACTGCGTTTCCACTAAATAATCCAAAGGCCCTTGAGCAAATGCAAAAGAAGACTAAAAGTATATTGGAAGAACTGGACAGCTTGTACATCGAGCGTGATCGTCAATCGGTGATCGAAACTCGTGCCAGTAATTTGATTGAAACAGCCATTCGTTTGATGGAACAAATCGACGCCGAATACAGCCCTGAGCAAGCAGAAAATCTGCAACGCAAATTGCTCAATGCAATCCGTCATCGTGACACTGGCAAGTTCTCAAGGTCTGTCAGGAGAACACATGCAGATCTTTGAAATTACCACACACCAGCCCGTAACTGAAATCTCTTTTAAAGACATCGGCCGCTCAGTGGGCAAAGCACTTATACAAGCACCAGTCAAAGCACTGGGCAACAAGGTTGGTGCTGATCTAATAGGAGATGAAAAAACCAAATCTGCCACTGAACTGATGTACGACATGCAAAAATATTTTGGCATTGCAACGCAACAGTTGTATCGAGGCATGCCTGAACATATTATCATGTCAGAATTAATAGGCAAGCACGGTGCCAGTCAGGAACAAGCAAAAAAAGCACTAGAAGCCGCACAACAACAACTTCAGCCAGGTTCCCAAGCAATTTCTCAACCTGATTCTCAAGCAGGGTCTCAAGCATTTGGAACAATGGCAAATCAGTTGAGTCAAGCAGGTGCAACACCTGCGGCCACTACTACACCACCAGCACCAGCGCCTGCACCAGCATCCACAACACCATCAGCACCACAAAGTCCTGAAGAAATTAGAAAAGCCAAGCAGGCAGTTGCTACCCAGGCTGCACAAAAAAATATGACGGCTAATTCTACACCTGTTCCTGTTGCACCAACATCAACATCTGTAGCAACAACCCCAAATTATAGCGCAGCCACCGGACCCGGAGTGCGACCGCAAACAAGTGTATCTCCATCTTCAATCACTGGAACTTCTGCAGTACCTGGTCAACAAAAATCTGTGCCCGTACCAAACTATGCGTTAGGTGTGGGACCTGGAGTAAAGCCACAAATGACCGCAACTCCTAAAATTAAAGCACCTACTGCTACTACGGTTCCTGCAAAACAAAAATCAGTGGCCGTAGCAGAATCTCTGGTTTGGAGCCAAACCTTTGACCCCAGTAGAACATTATTGAAAAAAATTAAACAACTATGAAAAGCCTACGCACACTCTTAGAAGGCGGCAATGTATTCAAAGATGCAGATGGGCAGCCACTCACAGTCCGTATCAATCAAAGCGATGTGCCTGCCACTGTGGCCTGGATTGAACAGCTCACAGGCTTGCAATTTCCACGTGATCGTTGGCTGGGTTCAACTGGCAAAGCGGCCACATCAGGCGACATGGACCTTGCTGTGGACACCAGTGAAATGACCAAGGACCAACTGGCGGCCAAGCTCATGCAGTGGATTGCCAGTCACAAACTGCCGCCGGCAGAGTGGATCAAAAAAGGCGGCGAAGTTCACTTGCGCACACCCATACAAGGACGCCCTGAACTGGGCTATGTGCAAACAGACTTTATGTTTTTTCCCAATTTGGATTGGGGCACATTTTTCTACTCCGGCGGCGAAGGTTCAGCATACAAAGGCATGAACCGAAATGTGTTAATGAGCAGCATTGCCAAACAACTGGGACTCAAAGTGGGAGCCAATGGCATGTTTAGCCGTGCCACAAATCAGCTGGTGGATGGAGGCATGGATCCTGACCATGTGGCACAGGTGTTGCTGGGCCGTGGGCGCACAAAGAATGATCTCAAAAATGTAGAAAGCATTTTTGCTGCCCTGGCCCGAGATCAAGACAAAGAAGCCAAAGTCAAAGACTTTCGTGACTACCTGAACAAAGAAGGCCTGCAACAACCTGATGCTGTGACAGAAGACACAGACACCTACTTCCTGGCACGTCTGCGTGATAGAATTGTCAACCAAGGCATGCAGCCCTTGGTCGAACGTGAAAGCGCCAATCCCTATGTGATCTACGAAGCTGAAGAAGCTGGTGTGGGTGGCCGTGCCAAGGGTATTGAACACCTGGAAGACTATGTGTTCCGTAATGGGTTGCCGGGTGTGACCCAGGCCTTGCAAATTGTGGCAGCGGCCGCTGATGCTCCGGCCAAGACCACCACTGTGAAATGGGACGGTAAGCCTGCTGTGATATTTGGACGCAAACCTGAAACTGGCGAATTTGTACTCACAGACGGATCAGGCTTTGAAGCCAAGGGTTACGATGGTCTAGCCACAAGTCCACGCATGATGGCCGACATACAAGGCACACGCTCGGGTTCTCGAGGTGAACTTATTCAATTGTATGCCACACTGTGGCCCAAGCTGGAAGCAGCCTTGCCCACAAACTTCCGTGGTTATGTCAAAGGCGACTTGTTGTACATGTCAACACCACCTCTAGAAGCTGGCAACTATGTGTTCAAGCCCAATACTGTGCAGTACAGAATTCCAGCCAAGACTACTTTGGGCCAAAGAATAGGTGCCAGTGACACAGGCATTGCCATGCACTCCATGTATGCAGATGCAGGTGATGCACGACAACCACTCAGTGGTGTGCGCTTCAATGACGTGCCTGGCCTGTTGTTGATTGAACCCATTGGCGGCAAAGAAATTGTGCCTGACGCTGCCTTGATCAAGCAGATTAAATCTGTGGCCAACAGTGGGGATGGCCGTGCTATTGCCACCTTGTTCAACCCTGCAGAACTTCGAGCACAGCAGATCACAGATCTTGCAAAACTGTGCGTGGACTACATCAACTATAGAATCAAAACCAGTGGCGACTTTGACAACTTGTTGCCTGGTTTTGGCGACTGGCTGCAGACCAAGGTTACCCCCAAGAAATTTGGCAACATTGTGGAATATCTAAACAGCCCGGCCAGCAACGCAGGTGCATTGGCAGCGGCATTTACCTTGTTCTTGTTGTTGCACGATTTAAAGCTGGACGTTCTGCGCCAGCTGGATCTGAAGGATCCTGGGCACGAAGGCTGGGTCATGGCCACTGATGCAGGCTACGCCAAAGCTGTCAATAGATTTGATTTTACCGCTAGAAATGCGGCCCAAAACAATCCGCCAGCCGGCTGATTTTTTCCCAAAAGACTAAATAAAAGCAGGTCCAACAAGACCACTTAACCTAAAGGAAAAAATCATGGCACAGTTTACAAAAGTAAATGGAACTACACAACCAGTATTTGCACTGGACGTGGCAAACGGTAGTATCGTAGGAACAGCAAACGTCGCGGCCCAAGGCCCAGTGATGTTGTCTGGTCCACAATTGCAATTCTTCTCATTGACAGCAAACGCTGCACTTACCAATGCTGGTAACGTCAACGGTTACTTGAACAATGTGTTGCAAGCAATTCAACAAAATGGCACAATTGCTTTTTATCAAGCAGGTGCAACAGCTGGCACAATCAACTTGGCTATCTATCCAAGTGGTGCTTACACCACAGCTACCTTGGTTGCCGCTGCTCAAACAGCCAATGCTACAGGTGGCTTGAACATTGGTATCCCAACTGGCAACGTCAGCGCAACAGCCAGTTTCACTAATTTGGCCTAATAACTAGAGAGTGAAAATTCAACCCTGGACGTAAAAAATCCAGGGTTTCTTTTTGGCCGTAAATATGCACATAATGAAAGTCATGTGCCGCACTCTTTTTGATTGTACCCACACCGGTGTCACAGGACATTTCCGTCCCCAACAACTGCCTTATACCACCAAGTCGGGCATGAGACTCGAAACTCCTGAACACTGGAATCTGGCCAGAAATCAACAACGCAACTGGGAAAGCATCCTACAAATCATCAGTTTGCGCACACAACCCATGAATGTGGTGTTGCCCAAAAAACAACCAGACGGCTGGCATTTTGAATTTGAAGTAGAAGCCGAAGGTGTACTCAGCAGCAGCATTGACAGTGACGACCTGGCAGGACTTGTGGCCGACTGTGAAGGTGTGCCCATGGTCACAGGACTGGCTGAACACACTCTTGACACTGCCACACTGCATGCTCAAGGTGCTAATCAAAACATTTGGTTTACTGCCATAAATAAGCCATTGGAGCCTGACCATGGTTGATACTACTGATATTGAAAAGAAAAGCCTTGAAGCCCACGTTGAGTTGTGTGCTGAACGTTACCGCATGCTGGAACTCAAGATAGAAACAGTGGAACAAGAAGTTGGCCACGTCAAACAAATGGTCACTGAAGTACATGGCATTGTGCGCAAAATGGGCGAAAAACGCAACGATCAAATCATTGCCTGGGGTATAGGTATTATTGGTGCGCTGTTGGGTGTTGTGGGGTGGTTGGCCACTCACTATGTTAAAACACTATGACCCGTGATCAAAAATTAGAACGCTTTGCTGAACGTGAACTCAAACGTGTGTACACTGAACTGATCATTGACGATGAACAAGGTGGATACGTGGCGTTTGGGCGTTATCATGTAAAACCTGAACCAGCAGGATTTGCTGTGTATCACAGTGATGATCTTGTGAGCACATTCAGCAGTAAACGAACTGCCATGTCATGGTGTGTGGCAGATCACTTGCAACAGTACCGCCTGGCACAAAACATCCGCATACTAGACAACAAAAAACAAACACTCACAGCTGATATCCATTGCCGTCGCGGGCAAGCAGATACTAGCAACAGACCTGAATTCCGTGAAATGGTGCGTACCAAACTTGCACCCAAAATTGAGAACCTTACACTGCTGAATCAAGAACTTGAAAAATGTTTAAATTCGGCTAAATATCTACAACTAAGAGGATTTGCCAAATGAAATTAACCGAACTGGCCACACCAAAAAAGAGCCGTCAAGTGACCCGAGTATTTGAAAGCTACTTTGGCACCAAGATGCCTGTGAACAAGCTCACAGTGCGCGAAGCACAGGTCATGCTGAAACGTGTGCGTGGTGTGATAGCTGAACATCAACGTAGCACAAGCCGTCACACCAGTGAACGCAACCCTGCTTACTTGAAATTGGTCATGATGGAACAGGCACTGGCTCATCGTGTGAGTGAAGACATGGTGCCGCCAGCAGGTGCTGCAATGAAACCCGGCACACAGCCAACAGGCCAAGTGGCAGCTGATCCAGCAGCCGCTGCCAAGCTCAAGGCAGCAAAAGACAAACTGGCAAAAGGCCAACAACCTTCGCCTGAAGAACAAGAACTAATCAATGCGCAGGCTACGTTGACTGCCGAAAGCCGTTTGCGTAGAGCATACCAATTGTTGAAAGAATCAGAAGTTCAACAAGCACAAGTGGTGTTGGCTGCACAAGACATGGTAGACAAAATGCAATCAATGCTGGAAGACACTACAGAGATGCAATTCAAAGAACTGCCTGCTCTAGTAGATTCGATCCGCAATCAAATTGGCATGGAACAAGCCACACAATTCAACACTGATGTCACTGGGGCATTGCAAGGTCTTGTGCAAAATTTACAAGGTGCCAAGCAACAACTGGAAACAGCACTGGGTGTGGTCACCGGTCAACCTGCCGCACTCGACACCAGCATGGCTGCCAGTGGCATGCCGGGTGCTGCTCCAGCCCCTATGCCAGGTGCCGAAGCTGGCGCTGAATTAGGCGCTGAATTAGGCGCAGAAGTCGGTGCTGATGTTGGTGCAGACATGGGTGCTGAAATGGGTGCTGAAGAACCTGCACCAGCCGGAGCCGCACTGGGCCGAGCACGTAGATAATGAGAATCGACGAAGTCGAATCCGCCAATTCACTAGATCCAAACAAACTCATGGGTCTGGTGAATTTTCTTTCAGGCAGAGCCGAAAACGAAAATGCACAAAAACAAATCAGCACTGACGCATTCATATCAGCTGCTCAAAGTTTAGGGTTCCCAGTCAATCAGAGAAATGTGATCAGTGTAATAAGTACACCCCCATTGGATTCAGTTTTGGAACCAATTGATCCCAACAACCCTAGTGTGATCATGTACAAAGGTGCCAATACTGGTGCAACCCAAATGCCTGTGGACAAGGCGCAAGACATTGTGGCTGCCTCAGCCAAATCAGCCGCTGGCAAAGACCGCGGCGTATAATCATTCCAATTGACATCTATCAGTAAATACGCTATAATCAGCGAAGGAAATCACATGGCTTATTCAGAAAAAGTAATTGATCATTATGAAAACCCACGCAACGTGGGCAAGTTTGAAATTGACGACACTGTGGGCACCGGCATGGTAGGAGCACCGGCCTGCGGCGACGTGATGAAATTGCAAATCAAAGTTGAAAACGGAATTATTGTAGATGCCAGATTCAAAACATACGGGTGCGGAAGTGCCATTGCCTCATCCTCTCTTGTTACCGAGTGGGTTAAAGGACGAACGCTTGACGAGGCCTCAGCTCTTAAAAATTCAGAGATTGCTCAAGAACTCGCACTGCCACCAGTCAAGATTCATTGTTCTATTCTTGCTGAAGATGCTATAAAAGCCGCAGTGGAAGATTATCGAAAGAAACACTAGACACATGCTAATGTCCTCTCAGTATCATGACGTCAACAATGTTGACAATGACGGTACATTATTGGTAAAAAAAACTAAAATTTTATTTTATCATGCTGGTGGCAATAGCCCAGCAGCTGAACTTGACAAGACGGCTTGGCTGTACCCTGCAGCTCTACAATTAAAAACGTATATTGATTTATTGTATCCAGAACTTGTTGAACAACTAGAATGGATAGTTCCTATACAGCAAGAAATAACCGATCAGGAACTGATAGACTATGTTAATCTATTGGATGTTGATATATTGTGTACCAGCCACTATCTTTGGAATCATGCTTTTTTAATCAAACAGTTGTCCAACGTAAGAAATCAATTGAAACCCGGTCTTAAAGTGATAGCCGGCGGCCCTAGCATTGATGCAAATAATAATAAAAGTTTTTTTGAATCACATCCATATATCAACTATGCAGTGTATGGCGCTGGTGAACAAGCATTTGCTGATATTCTTAATCACTTGGTTTGCAATAAACCGTTGATTGCGTTCAACACATCAAACTGTGCGTGGAAAAACGACAAAACTGGTCAAACCATTGTGGCTGATTATAAATTTGTCAAAATGATAGAAACTAGTCCGTTTGTTTACAATAAAAAATTTTTTACGGAAATGATTTCTGAATTGAAAAAAACCAATTCTAAAATTTGGTTACCATACACTCTCACAAGAGGTTGCCCTTATTCATGTACATTTTGTGACTGGAATAGCGGATTTGGTAACAAGGTATCTAGAAGGAAAAATACTTTTCAACAGGAAATTGATTTATTTCAAGAATTAGAAATAACAGACATCTATCTGTCAGACGCCAACGTTGGGCAGTACGAAGAGGATGTCGAAATGATTGAATATTTTGCGCAAAAAAATCTGCAAGAAAACGCCAACTTTCATATAGGCGGCAATTTTAGCAAGTTGAAGAAAGAAAACAATCTTAAAATTTTCCATATAATGTCTCAGAGCAAACTGGTCAAAAAAACTTTAAATTTTTCAATTCAGGATACCAATCAAGATGTGCTCAACAACATTAATCGTCCCGATGTGGGGTGGGAGGTGCATTGTGCCATGGCCGACGAACTAAGAGCCAAATATCCGCACTTGATTATAAAAGCTCAACTTATCTATGGATTGCCAGGTCAGACTCCAGAATCATGGCAACAAACACTGGATCAAGTGACAAACAAAAATATTCTACCTATTATTTTTTTAAATGAACCATTACCGGCCAGTCCAGCAATATATGATCCAGAATATCAGCGTAAATTTCAATATGAATACATTGTAAGCAATAGGATAATGGGACGCCCATACTCTAGTTTGATCCCAAAAAAAAGTATCTTTTTTGATCAACATGATCTTGTGACAATGAATTTGTTGTCAGCAGTCTACTTTACCTTCACAGCAATTAATATTGCGTTAATAGAAAAAAACCTACAACCACTAGAGACATCTGCCCTTGTCAACGAATTTTTAAACAGTACAAATTATCAAAATCTTCATGACAATTTGTACCACAACTGGACTGTGGATAATCATTTTTATTACACAATAGATTTTGACGGCACACCAATGGTGCTACCTGATTTGTATTTGGGAATGCATTTGCTAAAAAGCAAATCTTTTATGCAATATGTTTCTTCTATATTACCAACTGCCCGTAAAAAAGAATTTTCAAAATTAGCTGTTAGTTCTGGATTTTTGCATACATTGAATGAAATCAGTAGAGATGTTGATTAAATATTCACAAGGATTATAGAAAGCAGTATGTTTGAAGTCAGTGAAATTAGACATATCCATCTGGAATTAAGTTCTCTGTGCAATGCCAGATGTCCACAATGTCCTAGAAACTTTTATGGGTATCCCTACAACGCTGGATACAAAGAAGTCAATTTGTCTTTGTCTCATTTGCAGACCATACTGCCAGTTCAAGTTGTTGCTCAATTGGATGAAGTTGAAATCAATGGCAATTATGGTGATTTTGTAATGAATCCTGAAAGCATTGATATTATATCATGGTTTAGAACAATCAACAAAAAAATGAAAATAATTATCAGTACCAATGGAGGTGCTCGAGATAGGAATTTTTGGCAACAGTTGGCAAAATTAGATGCAAGGGTTTGTTTTTGCATTGATGGGTTAGAAGACACACATCACCTGTATCGCCAAGACACCACGTACCAACAAGTGATTAAAAATGCAAAAATATACATTGATGCTGGCGGGCAAGCAGTGTGGCACATGATTGAGTTTGATCACAATTGCCATCAAATTGATGAAGCAAAACAACGATCAAAAAAATTAAATTTTATGCATTTTGCGCTTAGGTCAACTGGTAGAAACAGCGGTCCAGTATATGATCGGCAAGGGCAACAAGTGTTCGCACTGGGAAATACAAATTACAACATGCCTGACACAATAGATGATGCATTTATTGAAAACATATACCGGCCGCGTAGATTAAAAACGTATCTGTCAGACACACCTAAAAATATCATGTGTGAAGCCAAGGAAAATAAATCAATTTTTATCTCATCAGAAGGAATAGTAAAACCCTGTTGCTATCTTGCACTTGACAACACCGTGCCGTATTTTTATTCTGGTACAAAAGAGTTGGATTATTTTGAATCCGTCGAGAAGTCAGTTGCTCTGTTTAAAAACATCAATGAAACTTTTGACACTGACAAACAGTTGGTTGCCTGTCAACAGTTTTGCAGTAAATAATCCAGGATTTCACCAAGCAAAATTTAAAAGACTAACGTAAAAAACATGCCTAAAATATTATTATGCGCAGATAGTTTTGGTACAACTGATCCTCAGTATCCAGGGGTACATTTTTCTGAAAAGATACAACAAAAAGTCAAGGACTGTGAGATTATTAATCTATCGCAGGCTGGAGGCAGTAACTTTTTAATAGAACTTCAAATGCATCAGGGTCTCCAATTAAAGCCTGATGCAGTAATATTATTATTTACTAGTCCAAATCGACTAACTTTCCAATCTCATCAGAGTAATTTTTATAAAAAAAAGTTGTTTGAACATTCCAAACACGACAAACGATTCAATAACCAGTATTCCTGGAGCAAGATAAAAAATTACAATACACGAACATATCTAACCAGTACTCAAATTAATACACCTAGCATGTTCAACGAGGATGACTTTGCACAAAGAGCAAAAAAATGGTATAAAGATTATTGGCTGCTGAAACAGAATTACATAAATGATCTTAAAGATTATTTTACTGTGATAAATCTGTTAAATTTATGTAAACTTAACAGTATACCTTTTTGCTTTAGTCTTGGGGGGATAATTTATAACCGGCAATGGCACACGGACTTTAGAACACATGTTCTGACAGACAATCATCTCACAGACGAACTCAATGATCACATGACTCAATCAATAAGTCTTAACTTATGGGATCATTATCAAAATGAAGGACCATGCTTTCATGTCGACGACCATGACATTCAATCAAGATTTGCAGATGAGTGCATAGAAAAATTAAAATTATGATAACCATAACTGATCACGCCCAACGTAAAATTCAAAAACTGGTTGAAACCAAAGGATATGCTGGCATACGACTGGCGGTAAAAACCACAGGTTGCTCAGGACTGGCTTATGTGTTAGAATATGTTAAAGAATACTGTGCTGATGACAGTACTATAAATTATGCTCAACCAAATTTTTGTGTGATAGTGGACAAAAAACACGATGTGTACTTGCGTGGCACACAAGTAGACTATGTACGCCAAGGTCTCAACGAAGGTTTTGAATTTACCAACCCCAATGAACGCGACCGCTGCGGTTGCGGAGAAAGTTTTAGAGTTTAATATTGTACAATCCTAAATTTAACTATCAACCCATCCCCCGGGAAAATGTCAACGGCCGCAGACTGTATGCCACTCCTGATGGCAACCGATTGCCGTCAGTGACCACAATACTTGAAGCCACCAAGAGTGAGGAAAAGAAAGCAGCCTTACAAAACTGGCGCAATCGAGTAGGACATGAACAAGCACAAGCCATTACCACAGAAGCAGCCAACCGTGGCACACGCATGCACACATATCTTGAACAGTATGTTCGAGATGGTGAAATCAAAGAACGTGGCACGAATCCATTCTCATGGGCCAGTCATGCCATGGCGCACACTGTGGTAAAACATGGCCTAAAAAATGTTTCAGAGTTCTGGGGTATTGAAGTGCCGTTGTATTTTCCACGAGTATATGCGGGCACAACAGACGGTGCAGGCATACACATGAATGAAGAATCCATCCTGGACTACAAGCAAACCAACCGGCCTAAAAAACGCGAGTGGATTGATGATTATTTCATGCAGTTGTGCGCCTATGCAGAAGCACACAACGAATTGCACGGCACACACATCAAAAAAGGCGTAGTTTTGATGTGTGTAAAACCCACCCTAGACGAACAAATGAACATGATCACACCACCAGAATATCAAGAATTTGTGCTGGAAGGTGCAGAGTTTGAGAAATATCGTGACCTATGGTGGAAAAAGGTCGAACAGTATTACTTGCTAAATATGTGATACCCGAAGGAATCACACTGTGGCAATCGTACAAATATCAAGAATTACCAACCGCAAAGGTCTAGCAGTAGACCTACCGCAACCCTTGGCCGGCGCTGAACTGGGATGGGTCATCGACGAGCGTAGATTGTTCATTGGCAACGGCACACTGGAAGAAGGTGCCCCTGTAGTAGGCAACACCGAAGTGCTTACAGAATTTTCAGATATTTTGAGCTTTGCTGATCAGTACACCTACAAAGGTACATCAGCAGGTTATGTTGTGCAGACTGGGCCCACACCGGGATCTCCCGTAACTCAAAGCCTTCAAAACAGATTGGACAGTTTTGTTGTGGTCACAGACTTTGGGGCCACAGGTGATGGCGTCACAGATGACACTGCTGCTATAAATCGTGCATTGTACCAGTTGTATTGTGTGCAGAACAACACACAAACACGCCGTGGATTGTTTTTCCCTGCTGGAACTTATATTATAACTGACACCATCAATGTTCCGAGTTTTGCAAAACTGTACGGTGAAGGATTGGAAAGTTCCATCATCAGTTTCAACATACAAAATTGGGCTGCCAATGTTGCTTATGCGTCTGGAGTGTTGGTATACAACACATCCAACAGCACATACTATAGAAGTGTTGCCTCAGTGCCGGCCACAGGAGTTTCTGTGACCAACACTGCATATTGGACAGCTACCACTTTGCCCAGTTATGTCATGCGCACAGCAGACAGTATGCAACAAACTGGCGCCAACATTGCTACCAATGGTGCTACCCCGCCACAAAATATTGATGTGTCTGAAATGGGCCTTGTGACCAATAAAAGCAATCATGGCCTGTTGGTAGAAAAAGCCAGTCAATGCTATTTCAATGTGAATATTGCTGGTCCATTGACCACTGCTGATCTTACCACTTCTGTTGCTGGCATAGTTGCAGTTGAGTTTAGTAGTACACCAAGTTTGCCATGTTCCCAGATTGAATTCAACGGTTTTGCATTTTCTGGATTTACATATGGGGTAAACACTGCGCAACAAATTCAAAGCGCATTTTTTATTGGTGGGTCGTTTGATACCTTGTATCAAGGTATATTGTTGGGCGGCGCCAGTCTTAGCAATGGTGGCGCACAAGGTGTTCGCATCACCAACAACATATTTGACAACATCTACGAAGAAGGTGTGTATTTTTATGGTGTGGGATTGAATGCCACTGGCTACAATATTTTTTATGACGTAGGCAATCACTTCAATGGCGCAGGCAATCCAGCATCGCCAGTGATGACCATTGACTCGGCCAGCAATGTCAGCATGGGCGACATGTTTGAACGCAGCCTAGCTCAGGCCGCAACATATCCTAGAATAAAATTATACAACACAACTTCCAGTGCCATTCCTGCGGCCATTGCTATTGATAACTCCGCGCAAATACAAATGGGCAGTTTCATTAGAGAAACTGGTCAGCAGGCCACAATAACTGCTGGTGCTACCAACACCACATTGTTCACAGTGAACACTGTGTTTATCAAAGCATTCCGAATGGACTATACTATTGTGGTAGATACATCAGTACGCACAGGCACCATGACCATTGTGAACGATCCAGACGATTCAGCAGGAGACACACTACAGTCGGTGGATGATTATGTAGAAAATTCTACAACAGATGTTACACTGGCGGTCACTGACGTTGCTGGTACCATCACAGTGTCTTATGCCGCCGGACGAGCTGGATTGATATATTACAGTTTGACACACTTAGGACGTAGCACTTAACAATCAATGTGGCCTCACAATTTCAGTGAGCGGCTGGAGAGTTGGTCCAAGTTGAGACAGCAATGTTTTACACTGGATCCAGAGTCTGCTTTAATCAAAATCAATCAATGGTGGTTCCACGCTCCTTGGACTGCTTACCATTTGCATTGGGACGACCAAGAGGATTGGCCTGATCCTTGGCAGTTATTGAGTGATGATCAGTATTGTCCGGTTGCAAGAGGGCTGGGAATCATGTATACTATTGCTATGCTAGACCGTGAAGACCTGCAGGATGCCTGCATGATTGAGTATCAAAGTGACAATTTAGTCCTGGTGAGCCAAGAGAAATATATACTGAATTGGGATCCTGATCAAGTGTTAAATATCAGTCTGGGAAAGTTAAAACCTCGGCGACGTGTCAGTCAAGAACAAATAAAACAAAAAATTCGTTAGGAAGAGATGAAAAGCATTACAGTTGTAAAGCGCAGTGGCCTTCGTGAGCCTCTGCAGATTGAAAAATGGCAAGCACAAGTGGCCAAAGTGTGTGCCGGGACAGCTGACGTAAGTCAGAGCATGATAGAAATCAAAGCACAGTTGCATTTTTATGATGGTATCACCACCAAAGAAATTGACGGTATTACCTTACGTGCCATTGTGGATCTAATTGACGTGGAATCCAACCCTGATGTTGGACACACCAACTATCAGTTTGTGGCAGGCAAGCAACGACTCAGCATGCTACGCAAAGATGTGTACGGCTCATACGATCCTCCACACTTGTATGAAATCGTAAAAACTAATGTGAATACTGGCCTGTACACTCCTGAACTCTTGGAATGGTACTCAGAAGACGACTGGAACCGCATGAATGACATGATTGATCATGCCAAGGATGAAAGCTACAGTTATGCCGCAGTGGAACAACTGATTGAAAAATACCTAGTAAAAAATCGCAGCACAGGACAAACATATGAAACTCCGCAAGTTAGATACATGGTGGCCGCGGCTACAGTGTTTCACAAAGAAGAACCTAACACGGCTAGAATGCGTTATATCAAAGAATATTATCAAGCCGCCAGTGATGGTTTGTTTACTCTTGCCACACCTGTGCTTGCAGGGCTCGGCACTCCTACTAAACAGTTTAGTTCCTGTGTGCTTATCAGGAGTGACGACGATCTTGATAGTATATTCGCTTCGGGTGAGATGATGGCCAAGTATGCCAGCAAACGTGCAGGCATTGGATTAGAGATTGGACGCTTACGCCCGCTAGGATCACCCATTCGCGGTGGTGAAATCATGCACACTGGTATGATTCCTTTCCTCAAGAAGTGGTTTGGCGACCTGCGTAGTTGCAGCCAAGGCGGCATTCGCAATGCATCGGCCACTGTGTTCTATCCCATATGGCATCTGCAGTTCGATGATCTCATTGTGCTGAAAAACAATCAAGGCACAGAAGAAACTCGAGTACGACACATGGACTATGGTGTGGTGCTGAGTGCGTTCTTTTGGCGTCGTTTCAAGAACAAAGAGCACATCACATTCTTTGATCCCAATCAAGTACCTGATCTGTACGAAGCCTTTTATAGCAACACCAAGTTGTTTGAGGAATTGTATGTCAAGTACGAAAAAGACAGCACCTTGCGTAAGAAAACAATGAGTGCTGAAGAAGTGTTCAAGTCAGGCATCTTGAAAGAACGCACTGACACTGGACGCATTTATCTTGTGTTCATTGACAATGTGATGAACCAAGGCCCATTCAATCCTGAATATCATACCATTTACCAGAGTAACCTTTGCTGTGAAATACTTCTTCCTACTAAACCCTTTAAACGTCTGGATGACTGTGATGGTCGTATCGCTCTTTGCACACTGGGCTCAATCAACTGGGGTGCGTTCCGTAATCCAGAAGACATGCGTCGTGCTTGCCGCATACTTCAGCGTAGCCTGTGTAACATTCTTGACTATCAAGACTTTCTCTCCATCCAGTCTCAACTCTCCAACGACGAGATCCAGCCCTTGGGCATTGGAATTACAAACCTCGCCTACTGGCACGCCAAACGCAGCCTCCGGTACGGAGAACGAGACGCCTTGGCTGAAGTCAAGACGTGGATGGAACATCAAGCCTACTACCTGACCGAAGCCACAGTGGAACTGGCTCGGGAACGTGGTCGTTGCAAGGACAGTGATAAGACACGCTATGGACAAGGTGTATTCCCTTGGGAACTACGTGCCAACGGTGTCGACGAACTCACAGACTTCTCACCTGATCCAGGGCTGGATTGGAATACCTTGCGTGGCAACATGCGAGCCTATGGTGTACGCAATGCCACACTAATGGCAGTGGCACCTGTGGAGTCAAGTTCAGTTGTTATTAATTCAACCAATGGCATTGAAATGCCCATGAGTTTGATCTCAGTCAAGGAAAGCAAAGCCGGTAGCCTTACGCAAGTTGTACCCGAGTATCACAGACTCAAAAACAAGTATCAACTAATGTGGGCGCAACAAGATTGCATCGGTTATTTGAAAACAGCCGCTGTGTTGGCAGCATACATTGATCAGTCAATCTCAACCAACACGTTTTATAATCCCGCACACTGGGCAGATCGCAAGGTGCCTACCACCCTGATTGCCAAGAACTTGATGCAGGCACATCACTGGGGTATCAAGACATTCTATTACAGCCTGATCAACAAACAAGGCGCCAAAGCAGCCAAAGAAGATGCACCCTTGGAAGTGATCGACTTTGACGATGCGGAAGATTGCGAATCTTGTAAACTATAATCATGGACTTTTTAGATCGCGTTGATTTTGAAAATCACGATGGGGTATATCTCTCCATGCTAAATGATGTGTCACGGAATCATTTCTACGATCATGTATTAACCGAAGTGCGTGATCAGCATTGTGTGGAGATTGGGTTTGGCACAGGCTTGTTGAGCATGCTGGCCTTGAAGCATGGTGCCCGTAGCATTGTGGCCTACGAGTCAGATCCTGATCGTTATCGTTTGGGCTGTGAAGTAATCAACGTACTCAAACTGCAAGATCGCATCACTTTGATCAATCAACGTTATGATCACTCCTGCAAGCATGACCACTCAGTGGTGTTCACCGAAACTGTAGATGACAACATCTGGGGCGAAGGGCTCTACAACAGCCTACCTAGACAGCCTGGTAAAAGATTTTTGCCAGGTGAGTATTTCTTGGAAATATATGCTGTGCCAATATCCACAGACATTGCCAGCAGTTTGATTCAAGCACATGAACAACATCAGTTTTCTCCAGGTGTGGATGTTGATTCTCACTTTGTGTCATACATCAACTTGTTGTTGTCAAAGAAATACAAAAAACCCATCAAGTCAAGAGTGGGCTTGCCTGCGGGTGCAACAGAACTAACACCCATGCCAAACTATATAGACTGGGCTACCAACAACACCTATGCTGGTCGATATGTGGTTGATGCCAACGCACAGTTTGTGAATGAGTCTGTTCGTCAACTGCAAGTTGACACAGACAAACTGCCTGTATTGATTGTGCCCAGAGCAGGCATGCAACACGGCAGTAATAGACTTTACTTGGATACAGGACATTGGAAACCGACAGCACACCCTGCTGTGGTCAATGCACCCAACAGCCGAGTAATGGTGGAACACGATTTCCACACAGGAAAAATAACATATAAAATAGAGGAACTAAAATGAGCCAAGCACAATACAACCTAGCCACCAAAACAGATTACTTACATCGCAAGATGTTCTTGGACCCAGCAGGTCCTGTAACAATTCAACGCTTTGAAGAAGTCAAGTACAACAAACTTGTGAAATTTGAACAAGAGGCACGTGGCTTCTTTTGGATTCCAGAAGAAGTGTCTTTGACCAAAGATGCCAATGACTTCAAAGAAGCGTCAGACACTGTGCGGCACATTTTCACATCGAACTTGTTGCGTCAAACAGCCTTGGATAGTTTGCAAGGTCGTGGACCAGCACAGGTGTTTACTCCTGTGGTGGGCATACCTGAACTGGAAGCACTAATGTACAACTGGAGTTTCTTTGAAACCAACATCCACAGTCGTTCATACAGTCACATCATTCGCAACATCTACAATGTGCCCAAGGATGTGTTCAACACTATTCATGACACACAAGAAATCATTGACATGGCATCAAGTGTGGGCCGCTACTATGATGACTTGCATAACATGAATTGCAAGAAAGAATTGGGATTTGAATTGGTTTCTGATCATGCTCATATCAAATCAATTTGGTTGGCACTCAACGCCAGTTATGCTCTTGAAGCATTCCGCTTCATGGTTAGCTTTGCTACAAGTTTAGCCATGGTAGAGAACCGCATCTTTATTGGCAACGGCAACATCATTAGTTTGATCCTGCAAGACGAAATCCTGCACCGGGACTGGACTGCTTGGATGATCAATCAAGTTGTGAAAGAAGATCCGCGATTTGCTGCCGCCAAGCAGGAATGTGAAGCAGAAGTATACCAGTTGTATCTGGATGTGATCCGTGAAGAAAAGGCCTGGGCCGACTACCTGTTCCAGAAAGGTCCTGTGATTGGACTCAATGCCAACATTCTCAAAGACTTTGTGGACTACACAGCAGTGGGCGCACTCAAAGAAATTGGCATCAAGTATCTGGAGCCTGCACCGCGTAGCACCCCCATTCCTTGGTTCATGAAGCATGTGGACACATCAAAGAAACAAACTGCACTGCAAGAGAATGAATCAACTAACTATGTTATCGGCGTCATGAGCGACAGCCTTGACTACGATGAATTACCTGAACTATAAAAGGAAAAATATGTACAAACCCAATCCTGCAATAAGAGAATCTGAAGACTTTCAGAATATTCGCAACGTGATGAGCAAGTTTGAAAAGATTCAAGAAAAGAATCGCTGCCTTAGAGTGCAATTTTTAGACTGGTTGTCAGTTAAAATGCATTCATGGGCAGATGGTGTCAAAGCCATGTCAGATCGCATTGATTCACCATGCATTATCAAAGTAGAACCCAAAAGGAAAACAAAATGAAAGCAATTGTCTGGTCGAAAGACCAATGCGCCTTCTGCGAACAGGCCAAGGGCCTGTTGGAAAGTCGAGGCATAGAATATGAAGTCCGCAACATCAGTCACGATTGGACTCGCGAACAATTATTAGAAGCAGTGCCAACTGCCAGATCAGTGCCGCAAATCTTTTTGGATGAAGAGTATGTGGGCGGATTCCAAGAACTACGCCAAAGGTTGCTGTAATGCCACAATTCTCATCTGACTGGTTCAGCAATGCACTGGTCAACTTTGATTACATCACCAACTACTTACAAAAACAAAAAACAGTTGACAGCATATTAGAAATAGGCAGCCACGAAGGCCGCAGTACCTGCTGGATGTTGGAGAACATGTTAGCAGACACAGGTACCATTACCTGCATTGACCCATTTGCTGACCGCGTGGTAACAGCATTCAGTAGTGACTCCATCCCCGAAGACCGCAGTATAGAACAACGTTTCAGATCCAACACTGCTGAAGTCAAGAAGCCTGGCCAAACACTAGAAGTGCTGGCCAACATGAGTTTCCCTGCATTGGCACAACTGATTGTGGATCAAAGACAATATGATTTTATCTATGTGGATGGCAGTCACAACGCAGATGATGCCTTGGCAGATGCTGTGATGTGCTTTGGATTGTTGCGCCCCGGCGGTGTCATGCTGTTTGATGACTACTTGTGGGAAGATAATCAGCACTATTTGGGTCGTTGCAAACAAAGCATAGATGCCTTTGTGAACATGTTTTATCACAGGCTCAAGTTAGGACTGGTAAATTATCAGTTGGCAATAGTTAAAAAGGAAATATAATGATTGAAGTAGGAAAAACATACACCATGCGCATGTGTTACGGTGAAGAAATTGTGGCAAAAATTGTCAGCATTGGCGCGGCCACTTACACCATCAGCAAGCCTGTGGCAGTGGTGCCAGGACAGCAAGGCATACAACTGATGAACAGTTTGTTCACTGCAGATCCTGAGTCAGATGTCACGGTAAATATATCTAGCGTGGCCATGATCGCCCCTGTGCGTGAAGACGTCGGGGACAGTTATTTGGAAGCCACAACAGGTATCAAACCTGTGCGTAGTAAAATTTTAATGGGATAATATGCCAGCAGTGCAACGACGAGGAGATCCAAACTCATCAGGTGGTGTCAACTCCGCAGGTGTGGCTTCTGTGCGAGTAAATGGTCGTCCCATTGTTGTGCCTGGCATTTCAGTGTCACCACATCCCTGTTGTGGACAAAACGGCTGTGGCATCCATTGTTCAGCAGTGACTTCGGGTGGGTCAGGCACAGTACGTGTGGGAGGGAAACCTGTCATACGTGACGGCGACGCTGACACCTGCGGACATCCTAGGGTAGCTGGCAGTCCCACGGTGAGGGCAGCATAATGGCAGAATCTGTAGCAACACCACTGCAACTCACAGCAGGTGTGGGCTTTTACGCAGGCAATGCCATTGCGGCCAACACCAACTTGTCCAACAACATTGCCAGTTACAATGCCCTGGCACCCATTGCCAATTTGTTGTACACTATCAATGCGGCTGTGAGCAATGTGAGTTTGAACATCAGTGACAATACCATAGCCAATCTCAAAACATTGGGCGCCAATGTGTCAGGCAACTATTGTCCTGCCTTGGGAGACTCAGTGCCCAGCAACATAGCATGGACTGTGGGCAACACTGGATACACCGGTACCATTGCCAGCAGTGCCAGCACATATCTAGGTTCGGGCGATTTTGGAAAATTTGCACAGGCATTTGGAGCCGCGCAAGGTTATCTGACTCTGACCAACGGAATCATTCTCAGTGCAGTCAATGCCAACAGCACTGATTATCTTGGTCCAACATTTGAAAACATGACAGATTTAATCACTGGAGGTCTCACACTGGTTAATCCAGCATTGGCCTCGTTTGGTGCTGATTTGGCATTGGATGGTGATTTGTTTGCATTGGACAATATTGAACAATTTGGAACTCCAGCGGCGTTGTTACAGCAACTGGCAATCAAAGGCAACATGTTGAATGGTACCACACCATGTGTGACCACGGCACTAAAAGCTCAAGGTCTAACCGATGGGGCCATTGCGGCCTTGGTCAACAACGATGTTCAGAGTTTGTACAACCCCAATGGGTTGACTCCAAACCAATTTGATACTTTGCAAAAAGCCGCTTATCCTGCATTGACTAATGTCACTGGTGATTGTTTGCAAAATGTATTGGATATCTTGGATTGCACCTTGCCCAACATTGAGACCATGGCTGACTTGTTGGATCCTGTAAAAATATTTCCCACCAGTTATGCCAGTTTGACCTTGCCCACACCTGACGGGCCTGTGCTGATCTACGATGTGGATGGCAACGTCAACAGCGCAGTTGAACCCATATTGAACTCAGGCTCATTGACTCCAGTGGGTTGTGACCAGTTGGCAAAAATCATACCTGCGGCCAATGCTGCGGCCAATCGCGCACTGCAACTTGCATTCCAACAGGTCAAGGGTATTTCGAATACCACAGTACCAAAATTAGCGGCCATACTACAATGAGCACCATAACACAAACCGCGGCAGCGTCAAAAACAGCACAGGAAAAAGTAACCACACTCAATGGATTACCATTGGCGGCCAACACTCCCACACCTATACCTGCTGAGGTGGCCACATATTATCAGAACACCTTGGCCAAAGGCTCCGGACCCAGTGGCACATACTTGACCACAGACTTTTTTGGATCAGCTGCTGGCATCCCTTACAACGATTATTTGACTTCTGTGACTTCCACCATCTCAGCACAACTCACAGCCGGCACATTGACCACACTCAATCTCATTTATTCTTACATGAAGACTCTGGTGAGTACTGCCACCTACGGTGTGCCACCCACAATTACTCTTCCTGCTCCTTACAACACGCCAACCTATGCCACATATGATGCGGCATTGGCTAGATTGATCACTGAGGCCAACAAGGCCATTGGCACAGCCATCACTGCCATGGGCACTGCAACCACCACCTTGAACACTGCCTGGACTGCAATGGTACAACACAGTGCCAACGAAAGCATCTTTCAAACTCAAGCCAGCATTGACTATGCCACACTCACTGCCGGCGCACAGTTGCCTATCACTTCTTTCATTCCTGCCTTGGCCGGTTACGGACAAGATCGGCAAGTGGGCATGGCGTTTGATTTCTTGAGTAGTATTGCTGATACCTCCAATCAGTATGGTCAAGCCATGGTGGCTGCCTTGATCGAAGGTGGTAACAAAGCAGGACTCGAATCTGCTGGAATAACTCCAGACACAGCGGTGCCCAGCCAACCCAATGCAGTGCCACCCTTGGTGTCAACCAGTCAATACGGGTACACAGTGGCCCAAGCCCGGGCAGACGTGCAAACCTAAAAAGTAGTACTTTTGTAATACTTGACCAATAATTGCCCAAATGCTATAATAACAGCATGAACCGGGTCGACCAACTTAAACGCAAAGTACTACGGGCGTACTATAGTACTAAATTCACTGTGGCAGAACTGCTGGTGATTGCAGTGATCACATTTTGGTTGACCAAAAATTCCGTTTTGTATATAATAGAGTTATTGTAGTAAAAAAGGAGCCAAGATGTATTACATTGTTTCTAGAGGTACTGGACTTATTGTAACAGATGGTCCCATGAAAACCCGTGCATACAAAACGTTCGGTGCCGCACGTGCCACCCGCACTCGTCTTTGCCGCAAAGCAGGCTGGGGTGTGGACCAACTCAGCATTGTGGACACAAAACACTACAAGCCTAAAATGGTGACCCGTACCAATCTCATGACTGGACAAGAATACCAAGAGGATGTCAACACCCCCAACTTTTGTTCACCCGCCAGCGAATCTTTTTGGAGCATGTAATCATGGAACAACTCACTCAAATTCAACAAATCAATTCTGCAATCATGTTTGGCAGTTTTACTGACACCGAACTCAGTAGCATACTCAGTGCTGTGCAGTATGCCAAGGCCCAACTTCGCAAAGAAAAAATTCGTAGTTTCACCAAAGGTGACACAGTGAAGTTTCACAGCACCAAACGTGGTGTCACTGTGACAGGTACTGTGACCAAGGTTGCTATCAAGTATGTCACAGTCAAGGACGGTGTCGTGTTGTGGCGTGTGCCAGCCAACATGTTGGAGGCAGCATAATGAAAGTGATTTACAATGCTGTGTTGGGTGGCTGGTATATTGTGCGTGGCGCACATCAAACACCAATCTCGGGTAGATTTGACAGCCGGAAGTCTGCCTTGGCACACTTGCGCAGACGCAATCCTTTACATTTTTAAGAGGTAAACATGGGACTTGATATGTACGCATACGTGGCTGCCCGAGCAGGCCAGCAAGCAGAATTTTACGAAGGCTCAGAGTGGGATCCAGATCATAAAGAGCACCGCAACCCCAACGTCAACAAGCCAAGAGACATTGCATACTGGCGCAAACATCCCAACCTGCATGGCTGGATGGCACAACGGTGGCTCGAGCGTGAAGGCAATGAACTGCGTGAAACAGACAACTTCAACGGCATTGAATTCGAGCTCACTGCTGAGGATTTGGATGACCTGGAGTATGTGGTAAAAAAACGTCGACTGCCTGCCACATCAGGATTTTTCTTTGGCGACAATGCAGACCAGCACTACTACAACGAAGACTTGAAGTTCATCCAGGCAGCCCGTGCAGAAATGTTCTTGGGTTTGAAAGTATTCTATAACTCATCATGGTAGCCCTGTAAATATATGAATGACATTGACTTTGCACACACTCAATTCAACGGTATCACTGTGGCAGCTGATTGGATAAGGGACCTTGAAAGTTCCGACAGTCGCTTGCACAAAGAGCGAGTGATTGAAAAAGCCTTGATGGCCTCAAAATTGGGCAGTGCCAACGCACAGTGTTTTTTGTTCAATTGCTATCAAGCATACAATCCTTTCTATACATTCCACGTGAAACAGGTGCCTGAGAGTTCGGGCATTGAACATGCAGAAAATCCTTGGCCTGTGTTCTGGGGTCTGCTGGAAAGCCTCCGCACACGATCAATCACCGGTCATCGTGCCAGAGATGCTATCTTGGAAACAATGAAACGCTTTGATAGTTTGGAATGGAACAATCTCTGCAGGCGTGTAATCACCAAAGATCTGCGATGCGGCATTAGTGAAAAAACCTTGAACAAAGTTCTGGGTCGGACGGAATGGCGGATTCCTGTGTTCTCATGCCAACTGGCACAAGACTCAACCGATCAGCCCAAGAAGTTAAAAGGCATCAAACGCTTAGAATGCAAACTGGATGGTGTGCGTGTGTTGGCAGTAGTGCAAGGCACCAGCGTCACACTGTACAGTCGCAATGGCAAAGAGTTTGAAAACTTTCCGCAGATCGCTCAAGCCATAGAAGACAATCGCAAGGCATTTTTTAATATTCCACATGGCGGTCGTTTTGTATTGGACGGTGAGATTGTGGGCGAAAGTTTCCAGAAGTTGATGAAACAAGCACACCGCAAATCGGATGCTGTTACAGACGGCATGGTATATCATGTGTTTGACATCATACCGTTTGACAGTTTCTTAGAAGGTCATTACAACGCACAACAATACAAACGCATTGAGATGTTGGAACGTTTGCGTCCCTTGTTGCCCGCAGACGGTCCCATCCAAATCATGAACGGTTTGGAAGTGGACCTGGACACAGCCGAAGGGCATGACATCATGCAACGCTATGCCGAAGCTGCCGTGGAAGGTGGCTTTGAAGGCATTATGATCAAGAGCATGGACGCCCCGTACTTGTGCAAACGCACCGATTCATGGATGAAATGGAAGCCCACAATCACAGTTGACCTCAACATTGTGGGCTTTGAAGAAGGCACAGGTCGCAATCTAGGTCGAGTGGGTGCTATAATCTGTGAAGGAGACGACAATGGAAGACACATACGAGTTAATGTTGGCAGTGGCTTGTCTGATAGCGATCGTGATGAGTATTGGCTCAGCCGGGCAAGCCTGGTTGGCCACTTGGTGGAAGTGCAAGCTGACGCAGTTACGCAAAACCAAGACGGATCATACAGTTTGAGATTCCCAAGATTCTTGCGTTTCAGAGATTTTGATGCAGGCGAAAAAGTATGATTCATATTAGTTTTGGATTAAGCAATCCTTGGGGCCGGCCCTTTGACAATCTGTGGAATCGTTCTGGTTTAATTACCAATCACATGGCCTGGGAAGCAGAACTACTGCAAACACGCTCACTGATTGGAGTTGAGTTCAGCTACACCCGACGCCAAAGCCATGCTGGGCTTACATTAGAACTGGCATTGTTGGGTCGTAGTTTGTCCTTTATGATCTACGACACACGCCACTGGAATCAAGAAACCAACACATGGGAAGTACATCTATGATGGACACTGATATGAAATGGTATGCGATTGTTATGATTGTTATTATTGGCACGCCAATGGCAGGACTTGCTCTTAAAGAGTACCAAAACAGCCAATGCCGTATTGAGGCCATTCGTGCCAACATGGATGCAGACAAAATAGCCAAGGTCTGCCAATGACCAAGAAAATCTATTACGAAAAGATAGGACGCCGGTATGTTCCTGTTAGCGAGTACGATAGTGACTACCTAGATAGTTTTGGTAAGGGTACACACCTTGTGATGGTGTACCCAGGAGGCCAAAGTCGTAGATACAACATTGATCCCAACTACGCCGCAATGATTGCGGCAGGCCGTGTAGCAGAAGATGCTATCTGTCGAGCCATATCCAAAGCCAGCGAAATGCGGCCACAGCGTACTCCTATTACAGAAGCACAACAAAAAGCATGGAAAAAGTTAGCCAAAGAAATGGGTGATGAACTATGTACTTTAAATGGTCTTAGTGTGCATGACTGTGCCGAAGCTGGCGTACGAGCCATGCAGGCGGAAGCTGACAAGTTGTTGACCAATCCTGCTGTGCGACTTGCCTACGAGCAGTTTCTCCTGGTGTGCGAATTAACTAAAAAACAAGTTGACAACGCCTAGCAGTCGCAGTATAATCACTGTGCATGATCAGGGAGGTGGGTTGTTTAATGGGCATTGTAGGAATAGATCTGTAACCGGTCCTGCCGTGCGCCGTGGCATCAGAAACGTAAATCCCGTAGGATGAGACACTGGCTAGACCTGGCAACAGGTCAAAACACTGGCTGGTACCCAGTGGAGTATGCCTTGTAGATAAAAACAGTGAGAAGGATAGCAATGTCTGTTGAAATTGAAACCTCTGCGTTGAGCACGTTTGAATCCCTTGACTCTCTTAGATCAACGCCCTTGGTCATGCACCGTATTCAGGTTGAGTTGCGTGATATCAAAGTCTGGTATGCAGTGATCCGTGAACTCAATCAGGCCTTTGGTGTCAACAACTGGAAGGGCCAAAATCATGTTCGACGTCGACTGGAAAATCTGATCTGGGACGACAGCAAGACTCTCTGGGTCTGGTTTGATGTACCAGACGAGAAGATTGCCACATGGTTGGCAGTTAAACTAGCCGTCACAGTTCGCATAACACCCAATAAATAAATCTATGTTCCTCAGTTATTTTACACTATTAACCGCTCTGTCATTGAGCGTGGTGGCGGCCTGGTACAGTATCCTGGGCCTTACTGCTATTTTTGCCAGTGCAGTCATACCCATCATTATCATGGGCAGTATCCTAGAAGTGGCCAAGGTCACTGTCACAGTGTGGTTGCACGAATACTGGCATCGTTGCCGACTGCTGATGAGAATATACCTGGTGCCGGCAGTGGGCATGCTCATGGTCATAACATCAATGGGCATATTTGGTTTCTTGAGCAAAGCACACAGTGACCAAAGTTTAGTATCAGGTGATGTGCTCAGCAAGATTGCAATATATGATGAAAAAATCAAAACCCAAAAGGACAATATTGAGGCGAACCGCAAGGCACTTAAACAAATGGATGAGGGCGTGGACTCAGTACTGGGCCGCTCAGCAGATGAAAAAGGTGCCGACAAGGCTGTGGCTCTCAGAAAAGCCCAGCAGAAAGAGCGTGTTAGACTTCAAAATGAAATATCACAGTCGCAGAAGTCCATTGCGGAACTTAACGATGCCCGTGCGCCTATTGCCGCCGAGGTACGCAAGGTCGAAGCAGAAGTTGGGCCAATCAAGTATATCGCGGCGTTCATATACGGGGACAACCCGGACTCGAATCTACTAGAACGTGCTGTGCGTTGGGTCATCATCATATTGGTTGTGGTGTTTGATCCACTTGCTATCATGATGGTGTTGGCTGCCACAGAGAGTTTAAAGTGGGAACGTGAACGGCGACGCCAACTGGCCTACGAGCCTGATGATGGTCCACTGACAGATGAGCAAATTGCACAACTGCGTGAGACGGCAGAACCAGAACTGCCCACAGGAGAGGTGGTTGAAACAAGTCGACTGTTTGATGATCCGCCCAAGGACCCACATCCGCCAGGATGGATGTATGACGAACCACAATCGAGTACACTGACCGAAGAGGAAGTAGAACAAGTCATTGCCGAGTTTGATCAAGCACGTCACCTTGAACCCGTGGAGTTTGATCAGGATTATGTTAAAGAGCTTGACAAGCCCACGGTTGAATATCAAATCCTTGAAGATGTTGATGAAGACCTTGACGATGATGATCCATTGAAAGCCGCAATTAAACAATGGAAAGATGAGAATCCCCACAGCACTCTCAAAGAAGAGAGATACAAACTTGCTCGTGGAAAAATTGACGAACTGCCTTGGATGCGTTTGTTGGCAGACAATGATGACTTGGGCAGAGCACCATTAACAGGATTTGGTATTGCGTTCCCAGAAACTGCCATCAAAGGCGACACATTCATGCGTGTGGATCGCATGCCAAATGTGCTGTACAAATACAATGGCCAGAACTGGATTATTGTGGACAAAACTTTAACAGATAACTACACATACGATGATGCATATATTGAGCATTTGATCGCACAACTGTCGTCTGGGGAATACGATCCAGACCTGCTGAGTGATGCAGAAGCTGATGCCATTGCCCGTCGTGTAAAACCAATTCAAATATGAAATCACCTGACACCCTAGACAACTGTAGTTTTTGCGGCAAACACAAAGACTCGGTGGCCAAACTCATAGTAGGCAACGAAGTCTCAATCTGCAACGAGTGTGTGGATCTGTGTCAGACCTTGCTGGTGGAAGAACTGCCAGAGAAATCAAAAGAAATAACAGATGACACTCTGGATCCCAGAGCCATCAAAGATCATCTAGATCAGTATGTGATTGGTCAAACCCATGCCAAAATGGTATTGAGTGTGGCCATTGCCAATCATTACAAACGCATAGCCAATGCTGATGCCAACGTAGAAATTGAAAAAGCCAACATACTCATGCTTGGCCCAACAGGTTCAGGTAAAACGCTGTTGGCACGTACTGTGGCACGTTACTTGGATGTGCCATTTGTGATTGCAGATGCCACCAGCTTGACCGAAGCAGGTTATGTAGGCGATGATGTAGAAAGCCTGATCACCAGACTGTACACAGCCGCAGGCAGTGATGTGGCCAAGACACAACGCGGCATTGTGTTCATAGACGAAATTGACAAAATCAGCCGACGTAGCGAGAGTGCCAGTATCACCCGAGATGTGTCAGGAGAGGGTGTTCAACAGGCCTTGCTGAAATTGGTGGAAGGTACCCGGTGCAGAATCACTCCGCAAGGAGGCCGCAAGCACCCATCGGGCGAAACTGTGGAAATTGACACAGCCAATATCTTGTTCATTGCTGGCGGTGCATTTGTGGGCTTGGACAACATTGTCAAAAGCCGCATAAAAGGTACCAGCATAGGATTCAATGCCAAAGTGGGCAATGACAAGAACGCACACCTGGATCAAACCACACCCGAAGACTTGATCAAGTTTGGTATGATACCTGAGTTTGTGGGACGTTTCCCCAGCTGGGTTGCCCTGGAAGAACTTACAAAAGCTGACTTGATCAAGATCTTGCAAGAAGTCAAACACAGCTATGTGAGTCAATACAAATGGCTGTTTCAGAAAGATCAAGTGGAACTCAAGTTCAGCACCGACAGTCTAGAGTTGATTGCAGAACGCACCATTGCCAACAAAACTGGCGCACGTGGTCTACATTCAGAATTGGAACGTGTGCTGTTGCCACATATGTATAACCTGGCTCGTTATCGCAATCACGGAATCCGCACAGTTGATATTGATATCCAGCAGGTAAATATTCCCAGGGAGCTCAAAGAAATAAATGAATAAGAAGCATGCTAGATCAGTGTTGGTACAAGACAACAACATAGAAAAAGCTCTTCGCAAATTCAAGAAAAAAGTGCAAAATAGTGGTGTGCTGAATGATCTCCGTGAACGTGAATTTTACATCAAGCCCACCACAGCTCGTAAACTCAAACGCAGTGCTGCCAAAAATCGCTGGCGCAAACAGCTTGAGAGTCAACAACTACCTCCCCGAACATATTAATTTTTTCAAATATTTTGACACAAAATGAAATTTGTGTTATAAATATACATGTAGTGCCCATAGTGGGGCTACAATTCAAAAGTCATCTTGCTTAATAAAGGAGAAAACAAATGACAAAAACTCTCACCCTTCGCACATTCGATCTTCCCGCAATTCACAAATTTGGTATCGGTTTCGATAACTTGTTTGATGATCTCATGCGTGTGAATGCTCAACAAAGCAACAACAACTATCCACCTTACAACATTGTGCAAATCAATGATGATGAGTACATGATCAGTTTGGCTGTGGCTGGATTCGGGCATAACAATCTTTCGGTTACTAAAGACAAAAACTTCTTGATAATTGAAGGCACACACAGTGTAACAAAGCTGGCAGATGAAGATGATGCCAACTACACATATCTACACAAAGGCATCAGCGAAAGAAGTTTCCGCAGGGAATTTCAATTGGCTGACCATGTGGAAATCGGCAATGCACATCTTGAACTGGGTATCTTGAATGTTCACTTGAAACGTGAAGTTCCAGAAGAAGCCAAACCAAAGACCATTGCTATTACCTACAAAGAGTAATATAATGTAAATACAGTGACAGCAATCCTGCTGTCACTGATTGAGTAACCAAGCAAGGAATAGAAATGGCACAGAGCGATACACGCACACGAATCAAACCATCAGAGGCCGTACAAGAGCCGCCCATGTTTAAAGTTATCTATCTAAACGATAACCAAACCACAATGGAATTTGTTGTGGACAGTTTGATTGAATATTTTGATTACACACCAGCCACAGCTGAACAGATTACTGTGGACATTCATCAAGCTGGGCAAGCCACAGTGGCAGTGTTGCCTTATGAAGTGGCTGAACAAAAAGGCATCGAAGTCACACTCAGCGCAAGATCACAGAGCTTTCCATTACAAATCAAGTTGGAACCTGAAACTGTAAATTAATTGTCTACCACAATGCGCAAGGGATGATATACATGTTGACGCCATATGGTATCACCCCGACCTCTGCAGTTGTTGACAAAACGCACACCGTGACGTATTTGATCTACTGATCCATGATAGTGACCAAAACACCAGGTGTGCAATTTCTTTTCTGTGTCTGCGCTCAAGGCCTGCATCATGAAACTGTTGCCCAGGGTATTGAATCTTAAACTGTCTGCCAATCCAATGTCATGCGCAACCAAACTTGCGCTAGGTACAGTGTGCGTGACACACACAATCTTGTTGACATCACGATGAGTTTGCAGACGTTTTACACTGTTGATCATGTAAGTGCTGTCAGTCCGGGCCATGCGTCCCACAGTTTTGGCCACAGTACCATTGACCTTGGCATAATCTTGAAACCAAAGCGATGACTGCTCTGCATCAATGCTGGGGTCAAGATCATAAGTCCACCAACCATTTGTGCCCACGATTGCCACCCCATCAACCACCGCAACATTGTCCTGCAGGTATACCACATTGGGTATTCTTCTTATTTTTTTAGCAAGGTCTGCATAACTGCTGTTCAAATCGTCAAGATGATATCTGTGTTCGTCATTGCCGTCTACATAAAACACCGCTTGATAACATTGTCCAAGATGCCGCAAACTATCAACCACGACTGTACGATCACGTGCAACATCACCGGCCACAACGCAATAAGGACTGGTGGCCAGGCCTGACCAGTCAAATCCAGGCCAGGTTTCGGTGTGTAAATCAGAAATTAAATCAAACGCAAAACTCATGATACATATTTAAAAGGAAAACACATGAACATTATATTTGGAGACGCATTAGATAAACTGCCAGACAACTATACAGTGTTGGAATTGGACACGTTTATATTACCCCCGGACAATGCAAAAGTAACTTCGTACTGTGTGATTGACAAGGTTCCGTTGACGGATTTTCCATTGATGGAGGCCTATATCAAAGTTCATACTGACATGATGACTGCGTATAGGGAACAAAATTGGGAGTATTGTTTGCATGCCATCAAGGGCCTTGTGGGACGATGGAATGGCGAATTAGATAGTTTTTACAGCAATTTGCTAGAACGTGTGCAACAACACCAGGCCACACCACCTGGCGACTATTTCACTGGTTACCTGGTCAAACGTTGAAGTCCCGCCTTAAGGCGATCAAAGTATTGATCGTCAGCAGTGAGTGGTGCAAACACTTTCACACTGTTGTATCCAGGCAAAGAGGCTGCAAACCCAACGTTGTTGATGTCTGACAAAGAGATCTCTCTATCAAAGTCATATGTGCGGTAAGTGTTTGCACCGCGTGAATTCAAATCTAGCTCGTCAGCAATGCTTTGCAATCTTTGTTCAATTTCAGGCACCCGCGGCAACAATGATTGTATTTGTTGAGTAGCACTCAAAGCCGCTGCCACACCAGACATGTTGGGTTGCCAGGTATGACCATGATTCCAACTCTGTATGTTCAAAGTTTGTCTCACTGTTTCTGTACACACAGCCGCACCCAATGGACTGTATCCGCCCGTTAAAGATTTACCAATGGCACAAATGTCAGGTTGTATGCCATAAGGCGCATAGCCAAACATGGTGCCATTTGTGCCCCAACAAAACGCCACGTCATCCACAACCATCAGCACATTGTGCTCATCGCAAATCAATCGTAATTGCTGCCAGAACTTGATGCTGTAAGGAGCCATGGTCACGGCCCAGCTCACGGTTTCTAATATCACACATCCAATGTCAGGGTGGCGTTTTAATTGTTCTTGTATTTTGTTTAGCGCAAGTTGTTCTTGTCCATGTTGCTGATATGCATATTGCCAATTGGGACTGTTGACCAGCACAGAACGACCCAATCCAGGGTATTCGCCACGTAGATGTTTGGCCAGCATAGTGGTGCCATGATAACTCATGGAGAAGCTCAAGATCTTGTCTCGTGATTGACCACGGGCAGCCCAGTAACTGTCGTTCATGGCAATGGCTGCTTCCACTGCATCTGATCCACTCACAGCCCAGGTAACTGCTGCCCAGTTGCCTAACTCACAAATTTCTTTGACCAGTGCGTTATTTTGTTCAGCAGTTTCGCCTGTGTTGCCACGAATGAAGTTGATTTCATTTGATGACACAGCATCAGCAATGGGTTGATTGCCATAGCCCAAGATATAGGCCATGTTGCCACACTGGATGTCCATGTGTGTTTCACCGTTGGAGTATTCTACCATATACCCGTGAGTACGGGTGACTGTTTTTTCCTGTTCGCCAGGTGACCAATATTTTATTTCCATGCAGATATATAGCAAGGAAAACTGGGCAGTTTAAATTTCGGGACTGCTGCCGGACCGGTCCTCACCAGCACCCAACACACACGCCAGTTTAGCGTCGTATTCTATCATGGTCCATGAACGAGTTTCTCGATTCATCAACAATGTTATATGGGTATTGTGTACTGATTTCCCAACCCAGACTGGTGTTTCTTTGTGTATGTCTACAAAATAGTTCATGACTACTTGTGCGTCTGAACATTTCAAGGGCTTTTGTAAATCTATAATTTCCTGGGCGTGGGCTATAGAGCTGATTAGGCAGAATAACAACGCCATTGCTGTATTACGCATAATGGCTTCTCCTGTGAAATATTTATGTTATATTTTTGTAATATTTGAATGTTAAATAACTATTACAAAAGGCTCACAATGAAAGAAATTTTACAAACACTCAAAGAACAACGTTGGGATGATCATCGTTATTATCATCACAGTCGTATCAACCAATTTTTACATTTGATATCAGCCACAAGTTTTTTGGTTGCATATGTGTATCTGTTTATTGATCCAGTGGTGAGTGCTTATGTTGCATGGTTGATCGCCATGACCACCAGACAAGCAGGTCATTTCTTCTTTGAACCGCACGGTTACGATGAATACAACAATGCCACATTTGAATACAAAGAAAAAATCAAAATTGGATTCAACTTAAAACGCAAACGTGTGTTGATGGCCTGTTTTGTAGCCGTGCCATTGTTGGCCTACTTTGATGCTGAGTTGATGAATGTGTTGATACCTGACAACGATCCAATGACATTTGTAAATCGTGTGGGCATGGGCTGGTTATGGCTGGGCGCAGCCGGTGTTGTGTTTAGAATGATTCAACTCACAGCACTACAAAGTAGACGAGTTGCACTAGTTTGGTGTCTCAAGATTGTGACTGATCCATTCCACGATGTATGGATCTATCGTAAGAGCCCTATATACTTGATGCGTGGTCAACTGATTGATCCTGACCTGCGTCAAGATTACACATAGCCATCCTCATCAGTCCATTTGCCGTTGGGAGTGAGATTGTCTCGGAATATATGCCAGGCCCTCTCCCAACTCCAACGATGACTGCCTTGCTCAACTTTGTCACGTGCCAATGCCAAACATCGATATGTTGCTGTGGCTAGATCATTTTCCATGTAACCTGTGACGCCTTGATCAATCACATCCTTAGGACCTTGTACAGGGTATGCCGCAACTGGTGTACCACAGGCCATGGCTTCGATCATGACCAGACCAAATGTTTCCCATTTACTGGGGAATACAAACACATCTGCCATGGCATAGTATCGTGCCAGGTCCACGCCAGTCTTGTAACCTGCAAAAACAATGTCAGGATAACGTTGTTCTAGTTCCGCTCGGTATGGACCATCGCCCACAATGATTTTGTTGGCGCCCGGATATTGCATGTTGCAAAAATCATCCAAGTTCTTTTCTCGACTCACACGACCCACATACAACAAAATGGGACCATTGACCACAGTTTCAGTTCTGTGGTCAGGATTGAACACAGTCCTATCTACTCCGCGTGTCCAGGAAATTACATCACCGTCAAAGCCATGTTCGTGCAATTCTGTGACCATTGAATCTGTTGTGGTCAACACTTTGCCTGAGTGCTTGTGAAACCAACGCACATAGCGCCAGGTCATGCTTTCAGGAATACCTGCTATTTTTTTTAAACCTTCAGGAAACTTAGTATGGTAAGCAGTATTATACCGACGATTCCGCTGGTCAAGATAAAATCTAGCGTACAAACCAAGAGGACCCTCCGTGGCGATGTGTATATAATCCGGAGCCACAGCCCTAATCTTCTTCCCAATCTTCCAGGGAATTGAAATTTTAATTTCGCGGTAGCCTGGGCTACTAACATGTAAGAACTCCAAGGGAGTAATGTATACAACACGATAGCCGTCCAAAACTGCCAGCGCCTCAATGTTCTTGTACGTAGTGACCACACCATTTATCTGCTCCGGTAAATTGTCAGTTATGATTAAGATAGTTTTTGACATGATCCTTCTACCTTGAATGTTTTGAATTTTAAATTATACCGCATGGTCAACAGTGTCTGTTCGCAGGTCTTCTGGTCCAGAAACTGTAGTTCTATTCTTCCGGCTTGATCTTGCGGGTTCGTTATGTGTACTGCTATCAATATCATCAACCACATTGTCGCTCTCCTGTGTCCAAGTTATGATTTCCCACTCACCGTTATGGTGTTCTACCAGGGCTGTGCAACTCTCTACCCAGTCTCCGTCATTCATGTAGGTGACACCATCTATCTCTTTGATTTCGGCATGATGAATGTGTCCGCAGATAACTCCGTCAAAGCCACGTTTCTTGCAATAGGCAGCAAGATTGTGTTCAAAGTGGAATATAAAGTCTACTGCTTTTTTGACCCGATGCTTAAGGAACAGGCTAAGGCTAAAGTACCCAAAACCAAAACGATGACGAATCCAATTGATCCGAGTATTGAGTCCAAGAATGAAATCATATGCTTTGTCTCCTAATATAGCCAACCACGGCGCCAGGCGTGTGATGCCGTCAAACATGTCACCGTGTACCACAAGATAATGCCGACCGTCAGCACCTATGTGTTCAGTTTGATTTACCAATTCAATTATGCCAAACCCAATGCCATACTGCATGAAGGGTCTTAGAAACTCGTCGTGATTACCAGCCACATATACAACCCTAGTACCGCGCTTGCTATGACCCAGCACACGGCGAATAACATTGGTGTGACTTTGTTTCCAGCGCCACTTGTTTTGTTTGATTTTCCAAGCGTCAATGATATCTCCCACTAGATATAATGTTTCGCAGGT